AAGAGAAAGTCCACACACCGGAAATAGTTTGATTTCTCTCCCTGTTGGCGTATTTCTCATAGTGCTGGGGAGGATTGGAAATAATAAGTTTCGCCCCGCCGGAGTGGCTTTTTGCCAAGGTTGAACTGGCGGTATAAGGATACTTCCCCTGCAGTCCCCTTGAGACGCCGGTCAGGGTCGCTTCCGACGAGTTCGGGTCTTGGCTTATGCCGGTAAAGGAGATGAATTCCTTTTTGGAAGTGCCCGGGTCAATTGTGGCGTATCCTATATCCCCGAAATCCGACATCGTGTATTCTTCGCCGGAAAAGGGGTCAGTAAACGACCTCAAGGTAATAGAGGTGTCCGTTGTTCCTATTCCGGAGCCAGCCAAATAATAAGTTCCAGCCGCTACCGGGTAATAAGCCCCGAACTCTTGGGCTTCCCTGCCTGCCAGTTGGGCTTCCACCTTTTCCATCACCTTTTTTGTTATGTAATTGTTATAGCCACAGCCGACGGCAAAAACCGCCAATAAGGCAATAAGACCGATTATGATTTTGGATATTGTTTTTTTCATATGTTTTGTGTCCTTTGTTGATTGACCTTTAGCCGATTGCTTTTAATTTGCTTCCGGGAGTGGTTCCCGCTAAAATCGGGTTTCCGCCAAACGCCAATAGTTTCCAGTAGGCGTCCTCTGAATCCGTGCTGTATTCCGCCTGAACCTCGTAGAATTCCCCCGCCGGCATCGTGTGTATTACCCTGAATTTCGGGTTTTCGGTTGCTTCTTGGTCTCCCATTGACTGGTCTCCCAAGGATTCGTCCCCAAGAGACCCGCTTGATGTCACTTCCTCCACAATATCCGTATCCGAGCCGTCTATTTTCCCCGTTAAAATCTGCCGGTAGCCTAAATAGTCAAATCTTAAAGTCAGAGTTAAAACTGTTGCCGGCGAAATATATCCTTCGGTAAACCACTCGTCCAGTTTTTTCTCCTTGCTCCTGACGCCGTAATTGCGGTAGGCAAATCTTGCTATTGCCTTAAAACTGTTCCCGTTGTCGTTTTTCCCGTCAAACAGTTTGTAGGTTTCTGTGACTCTCCCGGAGTGCCCGCAAAGGTCTCCGTCTATTATTGAAAACTTTTTAACAGGCAGAATTTGGGGAGGCTGCCAGAATCTTGTCATTGAGCCGTCTATTTCCTGTTTTGCCTCGTTTATCCAGACGGTGTCGTTGGCAGGGTCTGAAATATAAATCCTGTTTTTGTGAAAAATAATATCCCCTCCTGAAAAATCTCCGTCGTCAAAGTCAGGCTTTATCGGGTCTGACAAAACCTTTAAGGCAGGCGACTCTAAATTTTCAAGGTTTCCCAGCATAACCAACTCGTTGTTAAAATTGAGAAAAACCACATAATCCCCTATTCTTTCTGTTAAGTCCTGCGATTGAGCCGCCATCCCCGCTCCCGCTTTAATCGGCTTTACTTTCAAAATCTCGGAGATGGTTCCCGAAACATCCAACTCCTGAAACTGGGAGACATACCATAAGTCTCTGCCAGCCGCTATCCACATCTCCTCTCTTGTCGCCACCAGGGCACGGCAGACATCGTCAATCGTTAAAATCTCTCCTTCTCCTGACACTCTCGGCGAGGAGTGCGTGTAATCAGTAAAATCAGAATTCTTTGAGATATAAATCAGCCTTGACTGGTTTGAACCGCACCACAACTGGTTGTTTAATACCGCCAGAGAAGTCACCTTAAACCCGTCCGCTGGGACATCGTTGTTCTTTCTGATTGATTGAACCACTACCGCCCCGGCGGTAAAACTATAGGCGGTAGGGTCCGGCGTTACCCCTGTCAGGGTGGTGGTGTTTTCTCCTCCTGTATAGGTAAACTCCCTCCAAGTTCCCGTGTCGTCCAAAATCCTGATTTTTCTTGTGCCGCTTGTGTAAAATCTCTCCTGAGCCCAAGTGGTAGATCCCTGCTTGGTAATCGTGTTTGAGGTGCAGGAGGCAAAAGTAGTAATCCCGCCCGACCAGTCCCACAAGCAGTCGTTGCCGTTGGCAAATATCAGTTTGTCAATCTTTTCCGTGTCATCCCATATAGTAGCGTAGACAAAATCCCAAGCGGTAAATCCGTCAGCCAATTTTGTCCACGCTCCTAAAGAGGATGTGTAAATCTCCAAAGCGTCATCATAACTTCTTAAATTGATTACCCCCCCGCTTGATGTATACCAGTCAAAAGAACTTTCAATTTCTTTTCTGTTTGAATTGGACGCTCCTACCAGACTATATCCGCCCCTAATCTCAACATTTCCGTCATCGCTGATTAAAACATTCTGGCTTCCCTTTACCAAAGCCCCGTTGGGAGCATTTGTCGGGTCTATCTTTGAAAAATATCCCAAAAACCTTTTTGTTAGAAAAAACTTTCTCATATTTTAGTCATATATTTTAATACACATTCGGGTCCCAGTAAAAGTCAACCTTTTTAAGCGCTTCCGAGGGAAATTGCTCCTCATACAGGCCATACAATCCAGGGGTGTTCCCTTCGCCGTATAATTCCCTTTTAAGTTCCACCCTTAAGGGGACGTTTTCGTCAGGCTTTATCTGGTCTAAAGCGCCCAGCGCCATCTCGCTTAAATAAATCCTGTAAGCCGAGAGGTCTAAATTGATAATATCGCTGTCAGCGCTGCAGTTCTCCTTCCAGTTTCCGCTTGAATCCTGAAACATATAAGACGAATAATACTCTATCTCGTAAATCTTGCCTAAAGAGCAGGTGATTTTATCTATCCTGATGTCCGTTTCTGCTGTTCCGTCGTAGTTTACCGTAATCCTCACATAATCTATTGCCGAAGGGTCAACCGTTCCTGTTTCGGTTGCTCCGTTCCAGTCAAATCTTATTACATTCCAGCCTGTTTTGAAAGAACTTTGGTCGTGGGGAGAGGTGGCGGTAGCCGTCCAATAGTTGGAAGTGTCGTTTCCCCATCTTAACTCAATTGAACTGATAATAGAGGGGTCGGGCAGATAAATCCTCACCCATAAAGAGCCTACCTCGTCCTCGTCCTCCAAGTCCACCTCTGTCATAGTTGAGTTTTCAATATAGCCTGCCGAACCGCCATCCTTCAAGTCAAAATTAAGCGAAGCCGAGCCTGAATAGTAATAAAGGGTGTCCCTTGTAAGATTGTCCGCATCTCCTCCCGCAGACCAAGTTCCATTGTCGGTAAGGCTTTCCATCGAGTGAATTGTTTTCGGCGTTTCAATAGAGGCGGATAGTCTTAAAATCTTTGTTCCATCCTTGTCCCTTACTGAAAAGGTTTCTTTAGTAAGGTAAGAGCCAAACCTTTGGCTGAACCTTTGGCTGAAAATATCCGCCTTTGTCCTTCCCGCCTGCGGGTAGATGTCTATTACCTTGTCCCCTTTCAGGTCGTCGGGAGCGGTATAGTCGTAAATATCCTCGTGGATGGCATTTGTAATCTGTCCTATTCTTTTTGTTCCAACAGGGTCTATTCTGCTTAAAAGTTCCTTTGCCTTTCTGTTTGCAAGATGGTAGAAATTCTTAACCTTGCTCAAATCCGTCCCGCCAAGCATTCCCGCAAGGTGGTCTTTTAAGTTGGCAATGGTGTAAGCCATTTTAATAAACCGTTATTCCCACTGTGGTTGTGGTATCGGCAATCGCCCAAATAGGACCATACCAAATGAATTTGTCCGGATACATCTCAAAACAGGGTCTCGTGCTGGAGGAAATAAGAATTCCTTTTCCAAGTGCCACGCCGGTGCTTGTAGAGGTAAAATTCAGCCAGACATTTCCGCCGCCCTTAACGCAGTAGGAGATATACTTGGCTCCTTTGTGTCCGTCTGTTGTTGTTGCCGCTGATGTTCCCACGCTTACAGATGAATTTGCCGCTCCAGAAGTTCCAATATTATAACTCCCAAGCGGAACAACAGGTCCGGGCTGCAGCGCCTGCATAATCAGGAAGATTCCCAATACGCCGATTATTAAAAATATGATTAAATCTTTAGCATCCATCTTTTTTATGTTTATGTTTTTATTTATCGACCTTTTTGCTGTTCATCTTGCCTCGTCGTCAGGGGGAGACGAGGCAAACTCCCCCCGACAGACGAACAGCACAAGGAAACTGTTTATTGGCAAATATCCGGTTTAGTGGTCGTGGCAGAAATGGTGCTTCCGCTGGCAGTGATATATACCGGGCTGCTGGTAGCGCCACCTGAATCACCCAGCACAATGCATCCTGTTCCGTAATTTCCGCCTCCGAGGTTTTGTCCCACTTTTAGAGTTGAACTCGCTGAATCGCTCACCGAGACAACTCCGCTAAAAGTGCCGGAGGTGATATTCTGCAGGGCTTTGTTTGTGGTGATAATGGTGGTTCCGCTTTCCTTGTAGCCGGCATCCGAGTCAATCGGTCCTGAGAAGTGGGTAGTTCCTCCTAACGGAACTTTAGCAACTGGAAATACCCAACCTGCTAAAGCAACTATTAAGGCTAATACCGCAATAACCAATTCTTTGCTCATAGTTTAGGGAGGAATCCTCGGCAGGGCCGTTTCATCCTCCCTTAACCGCTATGTAGTTCCGTTTGAAGCCACCGCTCCTTCCCAAGTTCCAGCGTAATACATCTCTCGGTAAGCCGCCCGGTATACATATCGCCTCTTTTTGTCGTACTGCCAAGGAACCATCACCGTATTAAGTTCCTCCCGGATGTCTCTGGTCAATTCGTGCTCCTGACTGACGAGATAGTAAGCAGTATCCGCATTGGCATAGTCGTTGTAGGTTCCGCCTACATAGGGTTGTTCAAAGACCCGCAGACCGTCAAACCTCAACGAGATATAGTTCCTGTCGTTGTCAGCCGTTCCCGGTTCAAGTTCCGACTCGGTATAAGTCAGAGCCTTTTTCATAAGGGCTGGAGGAACAAGCAATGCGGCTGCTCCATGCTCGCCTAAATCTCCGTTTTGGTCTTTCTGCTCGTAAAGTTTCCGAACCAAAACCTCAAGATTGTCGGGAGACAAAGCGCCAGTCTCCAGATTGTCAATCGTGTCGCCGTTTAGGTTGGTATGACTGTTAGACCACAGATAGGCGCCATCCGGGGTTGTAGTGGTGTCGAACCCGCCGGCATAACAAGTATCAAAGGCGTACTTGTCTTGGGTTGTCCGGGCTTTCCGAGCAAGTTTCTTCACATCCCTTTGGACCAGTTCAAATTGGTCGTCGTCGTAAAACTCTTTCGGGATATAAAGGTCCTGAGCGAAAGTCTTCACCTCAACAGTCATCTTGTTGGCTGTTCGGGGTGAGGCTTCTACAGGCTCTCCTTCCTCGGCTGTCTCTTCAAACAAGCCCGGTCCCATGTGCTCGGCAAGGATCCTTGCGGCTCTGTCAATTCTCTTTATTTTGAAGAGAATTGGGTTGTCCGCATGAGCAAATCCCCACCTCTTATCGGGTTCGGTGTAAGCCACGTCCAAAATCTCATCAAGTTCAGTCTTTACCGCTTTAGCGTTTAATCCTGAATTTAAACTCATAGGCTATTAATCCATGGTCTGACCAGTCAATGGCGCCGCATGAGTAGCGTTGGCGTGAACAATGACATCCAAGGTTCCCTTTTCAATGTCGCCGTCAATAATGCACAGGCCGTGGACGTTGGGATCGCTCCCTTCGTCCTCATCAATGGTAAAGATACCGTTGGTGCCTGAACTTGAGGTGACATCAAAGGTAACCCAGTCGTTGATCACACCCGCCAACTCGGATGCGGTATCCACGTTGGCAGAAGTGGTTGGCTTGCCCCTTAAAACCGTCTGATAAGGCAAAAGGGTAATAACCTCCACTTCTCCATCGGCGCTGGCGGTTTCAGTTGACTCCTTCCTCGCAATTCCCACAAACTCATCTGTCGCAATCTCCGGGTCGCCGGTAGCAACAGGAATTACATAATTCCCGCTGACCTTAACCGGCTCGCCGGCTTTGATGGTAGTGGTCACGCTGGAAGTAGTTCTGTCGTCCACCTGAAAAACCAGAGTAGCACCGGGATTTTTTACCACCTTGATATCGTTTTCAACCATCTTTGGTCAGATTTTTATCAGATTTTTACCTTCCCGACCAGCCCGGCTCACGACCTTGATATTTATATTGCCGGAAGCAGAGTTATTTCAGTTGCCCCAAATCGCTAAGGTCAGAAATATCGTATTCCTTCCCACGGGGACTGATTAGTCTTCCTTTCTGACTGTCCCACTTCCAACCTGATTGAATAAGACGCTTGACATGAGGAGCATCGGGCATAGGGTATCTGGGCGCTGGCGGTTTTTGTCCTCCCCCTCCAACAGAAACCTTTTTCTGCTGGCTGGTCAATCCTTTAAGGAGTTCGCTGAATTTTGCTTCAAACCTCTTGGTTATCTGTTCGGTATTCTGCTGAAGCAGTTCTTCAACTTCCTCCCGGGACAATCCGCTGCCGCCCATCTCTTCCTCTAAATCAACTCCCATCTCCTCTGCTCTCTCCTTTATCTTGCGGTATCTATACCCGAGCTGCTTAAAATCAGCGTCTTTCTTTTTCAATTCCTCCCGCAGTTTCTCCATCTCCCTCTTTGCCTTTTCCAGTTCTTCTGTTAACTCTGCGCCTTGGTCGGTGCTGCCACCCGATTGAGTTTTACCTTCCTCGGTATTTTCCTCAACCGGCTGGACTTCGGTTTCTTCGGCTGGAGTAGCCCCAGAGTTTTCCTTCTCTGGATTTAAGTTCTCTCCGTCAGACATATATTGTCCTCCCTTTTTACGGCAAGGGGTCAGCCGTTGAGCACCTCCTGTTTAAGGGAACAGGGACCCCGACCTTATCTCGGCCTGTCTCGGTAGCCGGGAGGGGGACTGCCCCTCTTTCCTCTTTTTAGGCAATCTCCTTCTCGGCTACCGAAACTATTCCTCAATCTCTTTGGCAGGTCCTATTAAAGATTTTAAAAGTTCTTTTTGGGTTCTGATGACATGCAGTTGAATTCTCCCAAGGTAGATATCCAGTTCGTTGTTCGTTCCTTCCTCAAACATCCTTCGGCAGGCGTCGTAAACCAAGGGCTTTTCCAAAACTTCCTCCCATAAAACTGAATTAAGCAGAAGTTTGGCATCTGATTTAAGTTGCTCGGCTTTTTCGTCGGGCAAGCGCTCTCCGTTGATGTAAATTCCGTCTGGTCTCTCTTCAAACAACTGGTCTGCAGTTACTATCCTGAAGACATCCTTTGTCAGGTAAGCGATAAATCTCTTCCGCAGGGCGTTGTAAATCTTTTTAAGCATGAATTACTTTTTTGCTTTTTTGGTTTTCTTTTTGGCTTGTTTTTTGGTTTGTTTTTTGGCTCCCTTCTTGGCTCCTTTGTCGTATACTCCGTATATCTTTACATGGTCTTTGATTACCTTGTTTGGTCCTTCTACATAAAATCCCCCAATTCTTTTGTATTCCTCGGCTAATTTTTCGTCGTTGTCTCCGGCAACTCTTTTTGCCCGAAGGTATTTTTCTTTGTTTAATAGTGCGATTGCCATAAAATCAATAATTTTTTCTATTAAGCGACCTTTAGACCTTTACGCCGTGCTTTTTGCAACACTTGGCAAAGTATCCTTTTTCCTGCCCTCTGGCTAAAATTCGGCAAGCCCTCTTTATAATTTTTATTTTTTCCTCCCTGCTTAATCCTTTGGCTTGGGGCAGTCTTGCTAAAGCGTTGCGGGCGTGAGGTTTGTCCGGCATCGGAAAGCGGTATCTTTTAATTACTTTTTTTCTCTTGCCTCTTTTTTTCTCAATAATAGTGGCTGTTCTTTTTCTAACAGGGGTAGCAATTGTTTTCCCTTTGGTCTTTCCCTTTTTCCGCATATACTTTTTGGCAGACTTTTTAAGCGCTTGCCGAGCCTTTCTTAAGTTTTTAATCCAGGCCCTTTGCTTTTTTGAAACCATATCTTATAAGGCTTCTCTCTCTAACATGCCTGCCAGCGACCTTGGAGAGGAAGGTTCGCCTGTTTCCGGCGACACCGCTCTCTTTTTGATTTCCGGCAGATTTAATATCTGGTTTTGGATAAAGTCTCCTTTTCTCATGTATTTGTCAACTTCTCCGCCGGTCAGCGGTTCTACCAAGAAGTCTCTCGTTACCTGCTCTTGGTTGATGAAGGGGTTTTGAATTAACCTGTCGTATTTTTCAAGTTTTAGAATTTGCTCAAAGGCTTCGTTTTTTGGCAGAAGGTTGCCTGTCTCAACATAAATCAAAAACTTTAATCTCCTAAACAGAGCAGGGTTTACCCGATACAATCTTAATTCTCCTTCTGGTCCGCCTTCCTCCGCCAAAACCTTGAAACTTTCTCTTTCCCTTTCTTTTTCGCTCATAATTTTGCCGATTAACTCCCCTTCAAATCTGATTTTTCTGGTAATTGTCCTGCCGTTTTCGCTCTGGTTGGGCAAAAGGAAGGTTCTGTAGGTCATCTGAACCGCTCCGCCGGTTGTCTCCTGAATATGGGCGATTGTCAGATGGTTTATGATGATGTCCACCATCAATTCGCCGAACTCTTTTACCATAGCGGCCACCATCTTGCCGAAAATCCCCAGTTGAATTCTGGCGTTCCTTTCCGCTCTGGCTATTTCAAAGGCTGTCCTTTTTTCGCCAGCGACTTCTCCTTCCAAGGTTCGGGAGACGCTTGTTTCTTCCATAGACTTTTCCGTTAGAGCCAGTGCGTTTACCGCTGCGTTCAGATTTCTTTGGGGGTTTAACGACTTGATGTCCGCTTCTCTGGGAAGGTTGGTTACCGCTCCGGGGAACATGATGTTGGAGCCAAGTTTTTTCCCGCCTATTACCGCTGTCGGGGGCATCGTTTCAAGCCAACTCCCGTCAATAAACAGCCTCCAGATTTTGTCAACCAATTCTTGGTCGTTTGACAATTCAAAAGCGGCTGACTTGTAGAAGTAAAATCTTTTTTCATCTATCGGGTGATAGCCGAATTTTACCAAGTTGTATTTAGGAGCGCCCCGGTAGTCTCTATGGCGGATAGGATTGTTTTCCACATCCTCGTCTCCCATGTAGATGCCGTTGACATAGTGAACCTCAAGATCCTCCCTGCGGTTTTTGTAGATTACCACCTCGCATAAACTTCCCAGTTGGTCGTCCTTCTGCTCGTAAAACATGCCGGAACTATCCTCTAAAAAGCATCTTACTCCGGGCTGGACATATTGGAAGTTTGGATGGTCTCCGTAAATTGCCTTTGCTTCGTCGTATTCTACAAATTTTCGCCTAATAATAAATCTCTGCCTTTGGAGATAATACTCGTAAGGATTGGCAATTAAAATCTCATCCGCCGGGATGTTGTGAACCTGAAACCCTGAAATTGTCTCGTCTACCATCTCCTCAAAGGTTATTTCGCCTTTTTCGTTTCTTTTGCGGATTTTTTGGACTGCTTCTACATACTCCGCCTCCAAGTAAGCCACTGGGTTGACCAAAGCGGCAATAACCGCATAAAGGAAACTAATCTCATAGTCTGAATTTCTTATCAGCCACTCCATGAGGTATTTCATGATATTGGCCGCCTTTTTGTCCAGTTCGTCCATGTCGTTTTGGGCAACCACCTCGGGGTAAAGCATAAGAGCAATCACATGGGCAGCAATAGCAAGCAGTTTGTTTCTCGTAATAGGTCTTATTCCGTTCCAGCGCCATGCTATTGTGGGGTCGGTACTCTTTGGCTGGACATAGGAGTTGAAGGCTTTTTGGTCAATATTCATCCTCTCTATCATGGACTTGTTGTTGAATTCCGTAAACGGCCTGTTTAAGATGTCCCAGCCAATAGTGTAATCGTCTCTTATCATCTGGGTAAGTCTTTTTACCTCTTCCGAGGGCTGATACTCAGACGGGGTCAGTTTTTCGTAATCTATTGAGCCGTCTTGTTTTAGCGGTAATTGACCAATCATGTTTTTTATTAAAAAGCGGGCAAACCAATTTCTCCAAGCCAAAAAGGCTTAGAAAAAGCAGTTTGCCCGCTAATATGGTTGAGCCTATGCCCGCCAATTAGTTGGGCGTATTTTCCTCTATATTATCAAAATCAAAAACTTTTGTCAAGAGGGTGATAAAATCCCCGTTTTCTTCTTTTCCGTCCAGCCTTAAATCGGCTCGGGCTTCGCTTATCATGTCAACATCATAATTGTGAAAAGTAATTTTAATCTCGCCCTTTTTTAAATACTTTCTAAGGGTATGAATTATTTTAAAAAGTTGAATTTCTTTTTTCGTGAATTTGTCGTTCATTTAGCCTCTTAACTCCTGCCAGTTTGGCAGATAAACTTCTGCTTCTTCTTCGTTCTCTTCAAAGTTTGTCACCGCCCAATATCTTAGCATGTCAGCGGCGTGGCTTGTCCAGTCATGAAGCGGTTTCGGCTTAAATTCTCCCATCTTCTCATTCCACTCCTTGCGGTAAAGGGCTATTGCTTTTAGAAACTGGGCGCATCTTTTCTCATCTATCCAGAGAGTGTTAAATCTCATCCTTACTGCGTTTATTCCGTCGTTTATATGAAGATTGGGAACTATCTCAAAATCAATTCCTAAACTTTTTGCCATCTCTAAACGAGATTTGCCGCTTCCTAATTCCCTCACTCTAATATCGTGAGGAGCAAAGTGTCCCCCGTAAACATATCCCTTTTCTTGTAAAATCTGGGCGTAATGGGACAACCCTTCGCCTGAGGCTTCGTAGTAATCAAACAAGTGCCACTCCTGTCCCACTTTTTGGAAAAAGCCAATTGCCGTTGTATCCGACACTCCCAAATCCCACCAAGTGTAAACAGGTAAATCTTCTTCGTAAGGCACGTTTCCTATTCTTCCTTCTTCTCTGGCTCTTTTTAATTGGTTAGTGTAATAAGCGCCTTCTGGTCTTGGTCCTGTCCAGTAGCCGTGCCGCCAAGCGTCTTTTAGTTCTCCCTCCAGCCCGTCCAAGAATTTTACATACTCGGGGTTAATTTCTATCAATTTCGGGTTGTCATCCACGGTTGCAGGAATAAAAACTCTGTCCCTGCCCTCTTTCTCGTCAAAAAAAGAATAAATTTTGTTCCTGTCTGGGTAGTCTGGAATTCGCCATCTTTCTTTTACCCAATAGTGCCCTGCTTCCAAAGGATTTCCTGTGCAAAAGACTTGCGGTTTTATTTCAGGGATACTGCTCCTGCAGGATGATATTAGTTTTTTATAATTTTCCTCTCGGCTAATAAGCGTTAACTCCTCTATCAGCATCTTTTGGTATTCATGTCCTAAATACTTCGTATAAGCCTGCTCATCCTTCAGATGACCCGTTCTAATAACTGCGCCAGATGGAAATTTGAATTCTGGGGGATTTCCTACTTTTTTCGCTCCAGTCGGTTTATACATCCACGCCGCTCTGTCAATCCAGTCTCTTAAATCGTCCGCATTTCGTCTTATTACTAATGCCCGATATCTCGGGTGATCTTTGTCGTATAAAAGCCAAGCAATACCGGCGTCTGTTTTGCCCCCGCCACGTGCTCCACCCATAAATATCTCAAATTCAGTCCTGCTTAAGGCTATTGCCTGTTTCGGTTGTGGTTTCCAGTGAATTTTCATCTTTCTTTTCTTTGGCTGGTAAAATAATAACTCCTAATGATGGCTCGCCGTCGGAAGTTATATCTACACTTTCTTTTGGTTTGCCGTATCTTCTGTCCATAATGTCTCGATAAAACTGATAATTTCCCTTTAATGCCTCAATCACCGCCCTTACTACCATTTCTACTTCAGGATCTTTAACTGGCAATTTCTTTTCCTTTACTATCCTTTTAACTGCCTTTTTGAAAATAGTTGAAAAGTTCAAACTTCCTTTTGGTCTACCTTTTGGATTGCCAGATTGCCCGGGTTTGAATCGGGTATCTCTTTTGGGTTTTTTCTCCTGATTTTCTCCTGTTTTTTCAGATTCTTGGTTCATAATTTTTTGGCTTCCTTGTTAGTAAATCTTTCCCAGCGATTTAATATAACCTCTGCATATAAAGGCTCAATTTCAATTGCCCGGCACTTTCTTTTCATTATCTCACAGGCAATTAAAGTTGAGCCTGAACCAGCAAAACAATCAACTACTATTCCTCCTCTTTTACTACTATTCTCAATACATCTTTTACATAACTCAACAGGTTTTGCAGTAGGATGCTGATAATTAGTCTCTCGTTCAAATTCCCATATATCACCATATTTTGTTCCTTTATATTTTCCCCAATAAAATAACAATTCATATTGCCGTCTGTATCCTCTTCCCATTCCAAAAATTGGTTTTTTCCATACAATAATACTTCTTGGCATTCGAAATATATTTATAATTTGTGGAAAAAAATGCCAATCACCCCAAATATACATTTCTGATGCAATCGGAATCGCTTTGTAAAATCTTAAAATATTATCATCATCGCCTATAACAGGTGAAAATTTACCACTTCTCCCTGCATAACCCCCTAAACCATAAGGGGGGTCAGTTAAAACCATATCTATTCTTTCATTTTGTAAAACTTTTTCTAAACTTTCTTTTTTAGTAGCATCTCCACATAATAATCTATGCTCGCCCAACTGCCATAAATCTCCATACTTTACTCTTTTTGGTCCTTCTTCTAAAACTTTTTTAACTTCTTTTTCTACATCAAATTCATCTTCTATTTCTAACCCAAAAATCTCATCTAATTCCTCTGCTTCAAAGCCAACATCTTTTAATAAATCCTCATCAAAGTTAGCCAACAAACTCTCATCCCACTCTCCTTGATTTTTATTTAATCTTAAATTTAATTCTTCTGCCTCTTTTCTTGTTAACTTTCTATTTGGCACTCTTACATCTACTTCTTTTATTCCTTTTTCCTTTAATACCTTTAACCTGAAATTCCCGCCAATTACCGTGTTATCTGTATTGATTACTAATGGGTCGGCTAAATTGAATTTATCTAAACTTCTTTCTAAATCCTTCCATTGCTTCTCGTTTGCCTGTCTTGGATTGCCGGGAAAAGGCTTCAATTCACTTATTTTTCTCTTTTCTGTTTTCCATTTCATTCTTTTAGAAAATCACCTTAAACCTTATCTCCAGTGCTTTCTACGGCGGGGCCAAGTAGGCTTTTTCCCTGTCCTTTTACAGACTCTTCTTCTTCTTCCTCGGGGCATAATTACT